GCATCATCATAGTGGTGATTTCTCAGCAGTTGTCTATCTTAAAATGCCACCCAACATGCATAAAGAAATAGAAGAAGATTTTGAAGATCACTATCCAGCAAATGGATTGATTGAATTTATGTTTGGTGAGAACCAAATTTTTAGAAGTGATAATTTAAAGTTTAAACCAGTAGTGGGAAAGATGTTAGTGTTCCCATCATGGTTGAGACATTTTGTATATCCCTTCAAGAGTGAAGGTGAGAGAAGGAGTATGAGTTTTAACGCTCATATGTTTGTACCAGAATGATACTAGTTGATATGAATCAGATTTCTCTTGCAAGTATGATGATGCACTTGCATATGAGTAAATCTAAAGAAATTGATGAGAATATGGTACGACACATGATTCTAAATTCTCTTAGAATGTATCGTACAAAATATTCTTCTGAATTTGGTGAGTTGGTTTTATGTTATGATTCCAAGCATTATTGGAGGCGTGATTATTTTCCAGAATATAAGTCTGGCCGACGAAAGAGTAGAGAAAAATCTGACCTTGATTGGAACGCAATTTTTCTTTGTCTTAATAAAATAAAAGATGAACTTAGAGACAATATGCCATACAAGTTTATAGAAATATATGGCGCAGAAGCTGATGATATTATCGGTGTTCTTTGTTCGGAATATTCAGATGAGATTATGATTATTTCTGGTGATAAAGATTTCATTCAGCTTCAGAAATATCCTAATGTCAAACAATATAGTCCAATAACAAAGAAATCAGTAAATGGTGAAAACCCTGGCGGATATCTCAAAGAACATATCTTTAAGGGTGATACTAGTGATGGGGTGCCTAATGTCCTATCTCCCGATAATACATTTACTGATGGACTACGACAAAAACCATTAACTAAAAAGAAAATTACTTCATGGTTGGAACATGATTTTGATGATGTTGCTCCTAATGATGAAGTGAAGAGAAATTATCAGAGAAATCGCAAATTGATTGATTTGACATACACACCAGAAGAACTTTCTTCAGAGATAATTAATACATATAAGGAAGCTCCATATGGTGATCGCAGCAAACTACTAAATTATTTTATACAAAAGAGGTTAAGAAACCTCACAGAATCTATAGGAGAATTTTAAAATGGATTTACTAATTTCAGAAATCTTGGAAAAGGTTTCAAAAGTCAAAACTAAAAAAGAGAAGGTTGCTATTCTAAGAGAGCATGATCATCAATCTATGAGAATGGTTATCAAGTCTTCCTTTGACCCAAATATTGAGTGGGCATTACCAGAAGGTGAAGTTCCTTATACTCGCAATGATGCACCAGCTGGAACAGAGCATTCTTCTCTGTCCTACGAATCTCGCAAGTTGTATCATTTCATTCGTGGTGGTGATAATCAAATTAATCAGAACAAGCGAGAATCAATGTTTGTTCAACTATTAGAAGGTCTTCATGAGAGTGAAGCAGCACTGTTAGTTGCTGCAAAGGATAAGAAGTTGCATCAACTATACAAGGGACTTTCTGCTCCTGTAGTCAAGGAAGCATTTAATTGGAATGATGAGTATATGGTTGATGATCATCATGTTTATCCTCAAACGCCGGGGCCAGCAAACGGATGATAATTGAAGACGATATCAAACTAGATTATTCTGATGTATTGATTCGTCCTAAAAGGTCAACTCTTACATCCAGATTTGATGTTGATCTAGAAAGAACCTATACATTTTATCATAGCGGTAAAGAATGGACTGGCGTTCCTATTATGGCAAGTAATATGGATAATACTGGTACATTTGAAATGCATGAGACTTTAAGTTCATTTGGTATGGCGACTTGTATTGCTAGACATTATAATACACATGGTAAGTTGTGGAATGAAGCAGGCAACAAAAATAAACTCTGTGTGATGTCTGGTATATCAACCCCAGAAATATCAGAAATTATTGGTGTAGTAAGTACTTTCTCTGATATTGCTTTTGTTGGGTTAGATGTTGCAAATGGATATACAATTAATTTTGTGAATACGATAAAACACCTAAGAGAACAACTTCCTAGTGTAACCATTATCGCAGGCAATGTAGTTACTGCCGATATGACAGCAGAACTTATTCTTGCTGGAGCAGATATCGTAAAAGTTGGTATTGGTGGCGGTAGTGTATGCACCACAAGAATTAAGACAGGAATAGGGTATCCTCAATTGAGTGCTGTGATTGAATGTGCTGATGCAGCTCATGGTGTTGGTGGACATATCATAGCAGACGGTGGTTGTAATTCTTCAGGCGACATAGTAAAGGCCTTCGCCGCTGGTGCAGACTTTGTTATGATAGGTGGTATGCTTGCTGGTCATGAAGAATGTGATGGTGAGTTGGTGTTTGAGGATGATGTAGAAGAACCAGTTGGTATGGAGTTCTATGGTATGGCATCACAAACTGCAATGGATAGGCATGGCCACCCCAATAGAGAATACAGAGGGGAAGAAGGTAAGACTGTTACCGTTCCTTATCGTGGCCCTGTTGAGCATACCGCTAATGATATTCTAGGCGGTATTCGATCTGCTTGCACATATGTTGGTGCAAAACGATTAAAGGACTTGACAAAATGCACTACATTTGTTAGAGTGAATAATACACACAACAGGATATATGAATAGTGCCACTGACAAGAAAACGAATCATCTATGACCGTTCTGGTGAGAATCCATATATGATTCGCCACCATTTAATTTTCAGAGAAAAATCAGAACATTTGGAGAAGAATGTGAAAGTGCCATTCAACGCATATATTCACAAAATTCTCCTCTCTGATGAGCCAATTCTGCATGATCACCCTTGGAATTGGGGCACATTTATCATATCTGGTGGATATTGGGAACATACCCCAAATGGCACCTTTTGGAGAGGCCCTGGGTCATGGAGAACCCAAAAATCCACAGATATGCACTGGTTAGAACTAAACGAGAACAAACCTTGTTATACTCTGTTTTGGCATGGTGCTAGGAGTCGAACTTGGGGGTTTCAGACTGATGATGGCTGGACAGATTATCGAACTTTTTTACAGAATCGTTTAGAATCAAGGACTTAGGGGTTACGATTTTCCTTGACAAACTCTGTTGAGTATGGTACAATAAGACATAATCAAGAGAGAAGAGAAAAATATGACCGTTTACGTTAAAGAAAAAACTAAGGATATCGTTGAAGCTCTGTCCTTCATGGAAACTGCCATGATTGAGGATTACAATTCCTTCATGGTGCCGAAGAATAAGTATGACGAAATTACCGCCAAGATGCGGTTGGAATTTGCTACCGGCATTGAGGTGCTATACGGTAGCAAGTATATTAAGATCGTCACCGGCAAGCATGGTGGACAGCGAACAGTTTGGGGGTTTATCGTCAATACCGATGAGGATAAGAAGTTCAAGAAGGGTGATCTTCTGAAGGCTGCTGGTTGGGCTGCTCCTGCCAGAAACGCTGCTCGGGGAAATATCCTAAAGGGTGGATATGTTATCAACTGGACCGGCCCCCTGTATCTGAAATAATTTGAGGTAATTATGCTACTTCATATCAAAGGCTCTACTAAGAGAATTCGCAAGGATATAGAACTTGCAGCTTGGTATTATGCTGAGAAATTGATGGGTAAGAGGCTCATGTCTGGGTTGGAAATTACCATTGATCTCAAGAAAGATTTGCTTACTGAGGAAGGCCATGAAGGAACGGCGATTTGGGAAGATGATGGACATCGGCCCAAAGAGTTCACCATAGGTCTTGATACGACAGTAAATCATAGAAATCTTTTGATTAACTTGGCTCATGAAATGGTTCATGTTAAACAGTGGGCTAAGGATGAGATGTATGAGTATATGAATATAGCGGGGATGGTTCGGTTTAAGGGTGAAAAGGTTCATATGGAAATAACTGATTATTGGGATTATCCTTGGGAAATTGAGGCATATGGGCGTCAATTAGGATTGTTCATTAGGTTCTGTGAGAATACAAAACGGTCAAAATGTGATGCGATGAAGGAGACTGCATAATGGGTAAAATGAAAAATTATATGATGGACATTGAAGAGTTTTGTGATGACTATTTCCATGCTGGGGAGCCGTACGGAGTTACGCCTTCAGCTGAAGAAGTTGCAGCAGATGCTGAAAATCACTTTAATTCTAAGATGGCTGGAGATCATGCCAAGGAATATGTCACTAAAACTCTTGAGGCATTGTAATGAATTTTACTGAATATCAAAAGAAAGCAAGCACGACAGCAGTATATCCTGAGCTTTATGCATTTCCATATCTTGCCACTGGCCTTGCATCAGAGGCAGGAGAAGTAGCAGGACTTGTATCCAAAGGAATTCGTGGAGATAAT